ATGCTGAGGTCCTGCCCCTACCGTGGGCATCAGATTTTCATGCCTGATCGCGCACGCGGCAAGGGCGCGAAACAGGGCTCCAGCTGCATCAAAGCGCATCAGCGCGCGGGCCCCTTCGGCATCAATGCCGCCTAGGTCCTCGGCTGCTTCCGACTGGATGGCTGGCGTGCATCAAAAGCGCCATATTTAGTGCGCGGGCGAGGCGGGGGGAAAGTCGCGCAGAAAAGGCTCGCGGATCGTGACCGGCCCCTTAATAGCCGCCGGCCCCTCCCCAGGCCTCGCAGGAGGCCACTGGGTGCACAGAATGCCCCGTGGGGGATGGGCGCAAGAGAAAGGGCGGTCAGGCTGGGCCTGACCGCCCTGCGGCGTCCTTGATGGTCAACGAGGCTCACCTATGGGGTCCTCAGGCATATTTTTGTTGCCACTGAGATATCAATTCAAGCTCTACAGCATGACGGGTTTGAACAATATCCGCAGGGGTGCCGACAATTGCGACGTCGAAATAGCACTCGATGAAGGTGCATTTTACTACTAGAACGCTGCCAGTTATGTTGATCCCCACTTGTTGCGTTACAAGATGCTTCTCCTCAATGGAGCAGAAGAGGGTTTCTACCTCGGATTGAAATTTTAGCGATCCTGGGCCCTTAATGATGCAGCGTTTGAACATCTTGTGGGAAAGCAGGGGCGCTCCGCCGTCAATCAAGTCAGCGAGCCTAACCATTTCGTCTCGAAACTCAGTTCGATCTCGCGTCGCCAGAGGAGAGATGCGCCCTTGCCGATAAGCCCCAAAGAGCCACAAGGTCACTGCGGTAAGGCAGATTGCGCCGACAAAGCCTAAAGCGACAGTATCAATCCAGCCCCACCCGGCAAAGAGGACGCTCGCTCTTGTGAAGGTCGTGCCCATCACTGCATAAACGCCCAGCATGATCGGCCACCAGCGTTGGGCGACGTCCACTGATTTATCGATGACAATAACGCCCGAAAACCGGCCTCGCATATCAATGCGCCGCTTAGACACTCGCTTCCCCCTCCGCTGGCCCGCGTTTTTGCGAGCGCCTCCTACAAGGGCAACTAACAGATTAAGGGCTACATGCCCAAGGGGAGAAGGAAATGCCGTGGTAATGCGGGCGGGCTATGTGGCCTGCGCCCGTTCCTGAAAATCGATGACCTTGGCCCCGAGGCGCTCGTTCACTTCGAGGAACACCGCCATGAGAGGCAGTATCTCCATTTCCCAGAACGCGCCGAGCGCCTTGGACACGTCGCCGAACCCGCCGGCGTTGGCTGGCACCATGCCGAGCAGCTGGGGCGGCACGCGGTGCGCGGCCAGCACGTCATCGCGCGTCGTGTTCTTGATGCCGAGGAACTCATCCTTGGCGCCCACCTCGGCGATCGGCAGCAGCCTGATGCCGTTCTCTTTCCCGTCCGGCGCATGAACGATCATGTTGCGGAAATTGCCCGGCCCCTTCGAGCGCTTGAGCGCCTCGCGCATCTTGTCCATGTCGCTATCGGCGAAATGGCCGGTCGCATAGAGGATAAAGCCCGCGTGCGAGCCGTTGTTATAATAGCGCCGGCGGAACAGCGTGGCGCTTTCATTGAGCAGCGCGGACTGGAGCGCGGAGAGATATTCCGGCACGCCATAGAGTTCCTGATTTACGTCCGGCGCGCGCAAGTGAAGCATCCGGCCCGGCTCATAAGCGACCGCCTCGCGCAGCGTCGGCACCCACCAATAGCGCCCGGCCTCGATGCCGCGCCGCGTATATTTGGCCAGGCTATGGTCGAGGCGCAGCAGACCGCCGAGGCGATTGGCGATCTGCTCGAAATAGCAATTGCCGAACACGAGATAGTCCTGCACCGCCGCCTTGAACGCGCCGCGCGCGAGCATGGGCGTGGGCTCCAGCGCGCCGGCGAGCAGATTGCATTTCAGCATGATCGCGCTCGAATGGTGCGGGCTCACGCGATAGGCGCGCGCCAGCCCGTCCACGCTGACCGGCGGCTCATACCAGCGATCATTGCGCCAGCATTCCAGCATGTCGAGCACCGTCGCCCGGTCCAGCACCGGCTCGGCATCGCCGAAGGTGAATGCCTCGATCGTGCGATTGTCATTGGCCGCCGCCATCTGCTGGGGGACCTGCTGCCGGTTGCGACGGCGTGCGCGCTTGCTCATCAAAGGATCTCCATCGTTGCCTTCGGCTTTTCCTTGCCGTCGAGCGGTTCATTCATGAGGATATGCATGGTCGCCCATGCCAGATCGGCATGGCCATCGGCGGCGCTGCGCCTCGCCTTGAAGGTGATGTTGCGGCCGCTGCTGGTGAGCGTCTTCTTGATCGACACGAAGGCCGAGACGACATCGAGCCAGCTGGCATCGAACGCGATGCGGCCCCGGCGCACGATATTCTGCGCCTTCATGATCATCTGGGCTTTCAGCTCCAGCGAATATTCGATGCGCGAGACGATGGTGCTGACCGGCAGCGCGCCCGGCTTGGCGAGCAGCTGATAGACGCCGGCGCCAACGCCCGTGGCATCGATGCCGAGATAGGTGCAGTGATAGCGCGAGAGCATCGCCTTGATGAACTCAGCCTGCTGCTCGAAATCGAGCCCACGCAGAGGATGGCGCTCCAGCAGGCGGAAGCTGCCGCCCTCGCCCGCCGGCGGCGCGGCGATGACCAGCGAAGCATAATCGCCATTCTCGCTTTCCTGCGGATCATAGCCCGCCCAGACCGCGCGATTGCCGAACGGCCGATCGGCGTCCGGGTTGAAGTCCGTCCAGTCGACCAGGCTATCGCAGCCGCACGCAATCAGGTCATTGAAGCGGAAGGCCGACAAGCTATCGTCGACAAAGTCGCACATGTAGAGATTCGCGAACTCGTCCGGCGCATATTCGTCCTGCAACTCCTCGATATCGAACAGGTCGCAGCCACCGGCCTCGGCATCGCGGATATTGACGATGTTGCGCCAGATGCGATCCGGCCCGACCGATCCGGCCGCCAGCGCGGCATGGCTGACATCGATCTCGATGCGATCGGCCTTCTTGCGCCGGCGGTTGCGCCGTTCGCCGGTCCAATAGGGATAGGCCGGATGCGCCACGCTCGATGGCGTGGAGAAATAGGTTTTGCGCCATTTCTTATGCGTCGCCATGCCCGAGGCGACCTTGTTCAATTCCTCGAACGAATGGACCCAGAAGAACTCGTCAAAATAGAAATTGGCGCTGCGCCCCTGCGCGGTGCGGAAATTGGTGCCGAGGAAATGCAGCTCGGCCGCCGCTTCCTCTTCCGGGCGCAGCTCGGACGTGATGAGCATCGGATCGCCGGCCAGATCGACGCCGACCAGCTTGGCGAAGCTGACGATATAGGCGCGGAACTGATGCGCCTGCGCCTTTGAGGCGGACAGGAACACCTGATTGCGGCCCGTCTCGATGGCGTCGATCAGCGCCTCGAACGCGAAATAATAGGTCGCGCCGATCTGACGCGACTTGAGGATCATCCGGGTGCGTTGATCCTTCTCGCGCCACCACAGCTGTTGATAATCATAGAGCTGGTCGAGGAAGATGCGCTTCAGTTCTTCGGCCTGCTCGGCCGTGAAATGATTGCGCTTTGGCTTTTTGCGCGGGCCAGCGTTGCGCTTGCCGATCTTCTCGTTGAGGTCGCCCTCGTGGCCGCCCGGTTCCTCATAGCGCCGCACCCGCGCGAGCGTGGCGATCTGGCGGCCGAGCGCATCCAGCTCGGCGAGATCCGCGCCGGTCTTCTTGTCCTTGGCGACCAGCATCATGAAGCGCGCTTCGATGCAGTCTTCCAGCTTGCGGATGCTCGGCGCCTCATCCCAGCGATCGCGCTGGCGCCAGCTTTCAATGGTGGCGCGCGGAATGACCTTGCCGGCATCGCCCACGATGCCGCGCAGCATGAACTCGCCGGCGATCTGGCTGATGCCCCAGCCCCGCCAATAGAGGCTGCGCGCGTGGCGGCGCGGATCGAACTGCATATAGGCAGTCGGCAGCATGTCGGGCGGCATATCCATGGCGCCGAACGCTAGTGGCCGCCCCGTCGCCCTTCGCGCCGCTCCCCTTGTCGAACCCCCATTCGACAAATGCCCCGGCTTGAGACGCCGCGCCCTTCGGCCCCTTCTGGCGCCCGATCTTTTCCAGCGCGCGCCGCAATCACCAACGGGACCAAAGCACCATGGCCAAAAGCAAGTTTTTCCGTGTCGCAGTCGAGGGGGCCACCGTCGATGGCCGCGTGATCCAGCGCGATTGGCTGGAGCAGATGGCCGCCAGCTATGACCCGGCGACCTATACCGCGCGGATCAATTGCGAGCATATCGCCGGCTACAGCCCTGATCGCCCGTTCAATGCCTATGGCTCGGTGCTGTCCCTGCGCACCGAGCTGGTGGAGCTGACTATCGGCGGCGAGAAAAAGATGCTGCTCGCGCTCTATGCCGAAATCGAGGCGAACGATCAGCTGCTCGAAATCAACAAGGCCGGGCAGAAGCTGTTCACCAGCTGCGAAATTCACACCGATTTTGCCGGTGGCGGCAAGGCCTATCTGGTCGGCCTGGCGCTCACCGATCAGCCCGCCAGCCTTGGCACCGAAGTGCTCAAGTTCGCGGCCATGGCTCGCTCCAATCTGTTTACCGTGGCCCATGAGACGAAAATCGATCTGATCGAGGCACCGCTGGATAGCGATGCCATTGGCGAGAGCATCGGGCGCTCGATCCTCTCCTTCTTCAAAAAGGAGAAGAAGGATGACGCTGTGCAGCAACCCGTTCCACAGCCCGCAAACGATAACGGCCTGAATTTCGAGGCCTTTGCTACGGCGCTCGGCGAACAGGTCGCCGCCTCGGTCAAGCCCCTAATCGAAGCGAGCGCTACGCTGCGCGCGGAGCTTAATACGCTCAAAACCCAGCTCGAAACCACCGAGCAGCCCGGCAGCTTCACCCGCACGCCCGCGACCGGCGGCAACAATGCCGTCCTGACCGACTGCTGATCGCGCTCACCCCTTTCCCCGCCGTCCCGCCTTCGCCCCTAGGAGCCCCCGCCCATGCGTAAAGAAACCCGCGTCCATTTTAAGGCCTATGTGAGCCAGCTCGCGCTGCTCAACGGCATCGATGCTGCCGAGGTCACGGCGACGCGCTTTAGCGTCGCCCCGTCCGTCGAGCAGACGCTGGAAGAGAAAATTCAGGAGTCGAGCGACTTCCTGCGCGAGATCAGCATCGTCGGCGTGCCCGATCAGACCGCCCAGAAAGTCGGCGTCGGCACCACGCGCCCGCTCGCGTCCCGTACCAACACCAAGAGCGGCCAGCGCCGCACGCCCACCGATCCCACCGATACGCACGATCATGGCACCTATTTTTGCCGCAAGACCGATTATGACCATGCGATTCCCTATGCCAAGCTCGACGCCTGGCGACATAAGCCGACCTTCCAGACGCTGCTGCGCGACGCGATCCTTGAGCAGCAGGGCCGCGACCGGATCATGATCGGCTTTAACGGCACGTCCGCCGCCGCCACCACGGATCGCGACGCCAATCCGCTGTTGCAGGACGTCAACGAGGGCTGGCTGCACAAGATCCGCACCCATGCGCCCGAGCGCGTGCTGAATGACGGCGAGCTGTCCACGGCGCCGGATAAGGCCATCTATGTCGCCGCCGGCGTCGAAGTGGTCGATGGCGACGCCACCAACACCGCAACCGCGCGGGCCGACTATGCCAATCTCGACGCGCTGGCGTTCGACATGCTCGATCTGCTCGATCCGTGGCACCGCTCCGATACCGACCTTGTCGTCATCGTGGGCTGGAAGCTGGTGAAGGATAAATATCTCAACCTGCTCCAGGCCGCCGGCGACAAGGCAACGGAGGGCGAGGCCGCGCACCGGATCCTCACGCTGCCCAAGCAGATGGCCGGCAAGCGCGCGATCATCGTGCCCTTCTTCCCCGAGGATGCGATGCTGGTCACCAGCCTCAAAAATCTGGCGATCTACTGGCAGGAGGAAACCCGCCGCCGCCAGATCAAGGATGAACCGGCGCTCGACCAGATCGAGAATTACGAGTCCGTCAACGAGGATTTCGTGGTCGAGGATTATGGCCGCGCCGCCCTGGCTGAAAATATCGTCATGGGCGCTGCTCCGGCGCCCGCCGACGACGACTAAGCACCGGCCAACCCGGTCATCCCCTTCCGCCCCATCTGACAGGACACGCACATGAGCCTCGCTCGACGCCACAGGGACCGTCTCAACGCCTCCCGCACTGTTGCGGCCGCTCCCAATGATGGGGCGGCCCCTGCCCCCGCCGTTTCTTCTCCGGCGGCGGGGGCGGGCAATAGCTCGCCCGCCGCACGCGCCGCCGCCCAGATGGCGCTGCGCCTCACCCATGACCTGCGCCGTCTCAAGGAAATCAAGGGCATCGCCGCCAAGATCGCGGCCAAGCGCAAGATGCTGCCCGAATATGTGGCTTGGGTGAAAGGCATTCTCGAAGCCGATGCGGGCGTGGGCACCGGCACCGCCGCCGATGTGCTGCCGACCATGATGGTCTGGCTGATCGACATTGGCGACTATGAGGACGCGCTCGATCTGCTGCCGTTCCTGCTGCGCCACAAGGTCGCCATGCCGGGCCGCTATAATCGCGATCCCGCCACGGTCGCGGTCGAGGAAATCGCAACCGCCGCGCTCAAGGCACAGGCCGCCGGCCAGACCTTCCGGCTTGGCACGCTCTACCGTGTTGCCGAGCTGACGGACGGCATCGACATGCATGATGAACCGCGCGCCAAGCTGCTCAAGGCGCTCGGGACCGAAGAATTGCGCCACGCCGAGGAAGACGAGGCCAGCGCGGAGGGCCGGCCGCTGATCGAAACGGCGCTTGCCTCGCTGATCGGCGCGCAGGGCCTGCACGATCGCATCGGCGTCAAGGATAAGATCAAGCGAGCGCAAAAGCTGCTGGCGGCCAATCTCGCCGCCTTCCCGCCCGCATCACCCGAACAGGGCGGCCCGGCCGCCTGA